GCTGGCTTGAGGCACGTTCCAGCCTGCAAGGTTGGACCGTTCTCACTGGCTGGGCATCTCGGAAATGCGACTACAAGTTTAGCATAACCGAAGTCCCTGGCGGCACTTACTCGAAGCCTGACAACGTGGCTACGTGGAAGGGCCATTTCAGTGATTACTATCGTTACTCTTGGACGGGAAGCGTTGGCTATCTTCGGACGCCGCTGTTCGACGGGCTTAATGCTCGTCGATTAACTTCTGCGGCTGCCTTAGCTATACAACAACTCTCGGGTGACAGGAGACCTGGTTCTTATCGACCATGAATCCTATCGCAGATGATTGGCTTACAGTGCTTAGCCTTTTCATCTCCATCCTGATAGCACTTATCGAGCTTTCAGCTCAATTCCACTTACTGGAGTAAACCCATGCCTGCAATGGCTACCCTGACGATCAACAACTACGCCGCCGTCGCCGTGAACTACCAAGTTCTCGGTATCAAAGATGGCGTCGCCTCTTGGGCTGATACAGCTCAAGGGACGGTGGGAGGCTACCGGACGATCACCGAAGAGGTGCGTCGTCCGAGCGACCCGGCGAAGCAAGTGACGCGACTGATTTTCAACATCGCGCGTCCTGTCGTCAACGCGACTACTGGCGCCGTCGACTATATCGGCCGTGTCAAGATCGAGTGCATTCAACCTCCTGGCATGACCCTCGCAGAGAGGCAAGAAATGATGGCTGCGGCGAAGAACTTTACCGCCCACACCTTCTTCTCTGATGCGGTGATCAAGCAGGAGTCGATGTATTAACATACACCGTGTATGTTGAAGCTCTCGGTCTCGAGGCTCATTAAACTCTTGAGCCTCGTCCAGACTCTCATCAAATCTGTTCTCACAGTGAGAGGAAAGCCTGATGAAAACGAGCCGACCCAGTCGGTTGGTCAGACGTCTGCTAAAGACGTTCCGACTGTCCCAAGAAGAAGGCGAAAGTCTTCTCCTTGACGTTGCCAGAGACTTGTGGTATCGTATCGATAGTCCTACGTCGCTAGGCCTATATCTTTGTGTTAGGCACGGAGATTTACTCTCCGTCCTCCAACACTCGATAAATCCTAATGACTACACTTCTGCAGAACTTTTCGGCCTAGACTATCAGGCTGTTTCGTTCTTAAAGAAATGTCCGCTTTCCGTCGTTACTTCTGACGAGAAAGAGGCCGCAGCGACCCGTAAATTCTGGGAGGCTGAGGAGGACTGTCGTGCTACCAATGCCCGTTTCCGATCCCGTTATAGTGGGGGAATTGGTTCTCCCCTCGTTGAGGCCGTACTTCACGGCGCACAGCGGAAAATCTTTAACTGGATCGGCGAGGGTCCTAACCCTCATGAATGGGCCTTGCGTTGTCGCTTTGGACCCGGTGCTGATGATAAAACATCAGGCGCTAAAGTCGGGGCGTACCACAAACTATCAGCTCTCTCAGCGACTGCCGAGTTTGCTGATTGTGCGGTGAGTTTGGCTTTAGACCATCCACCGTGGGCTAGATACCTGGCTGGTTTCGACATCGAAGTCAGTGATGGCTCCGTGTCTGAGATCAGCTGTTCGATCCAGCCCGGCAACATAGTCTTGTTCGTCCTCAAGACGGCTATGATTTTTAGAACCATAGCCAAAGAGCCTAGAGATAACGTCTTCGCCCAATTGGGCTTAGGTGCTATCCTCCGGGATTGCCTGCGAACGCGGGCGAAACTGGACCTCAATACGCAACGTCCCAACCAGGACCTCGCG